GGAAATGTTCAATCCTATCCTGACCCCGGCACCAGAGGTCATCCTTGGACTATTGGTTGGGGGGCGACTGGACCAGACATTCAGCCAGGAACCGTCTGGACCATGCAGCAATGTGAAGATGCCTTAGATCATCATGTGGAATATTTCATAAGGGGGTTATTAAAGTTATCGCCCAAGATTGCCACCGCCTCTCCTCGTCGGATTGCCGCTGTGACAAGCTGGGCATACAATTGTGGACTAGGAAACTACAGGGTTTCCACCTTCAAAAAGCGTATTGACGCGGGGGACTGGGATGGTGCAGCAGATGAATGCCTTAAGTGGAACAAAGCTGCCGGTCGTGTACTTCCTGGCCTTACTAGGCGTCGAGCTGCTGAAGCCGCATTAATGAGGTGATCCGTGCCACTTAAAAAACTACTGTTTAAGCCCGGTGTGAATCGTGAGAACACGCGATACACCAATGAGGGTGGATGGTATATATCCGATAAGGTACGTTTCCGCCAAGGCACGCCAGAGAAAATTGGCGGCTGGCAATTCATTACCGACAACACGTTTGTTGGTGTTTGCAGGAACCTTTGGAACTGGGTAACGCTTGCTGCACTTAACCTGCTTGGTGTTGGTACAAACGTCAAGTACTACATTGAGACAGGCGGTCAATTCTTTGATATCACACCGATACGCGCCAGCGATACATTAAGTTCTAATCCATTTGCAACCGGTTCAGGCAGTGATGTCGTGACGGTTACGGCTGCATCACATGGTGCGGTCGATGGAGATTATGTAACTTTCTCCGGTGCAGATGTTGTAGCTGGGCTAGATCTTAACAATGAATACACGTTAACGATCATAGACGACAATAGCTACACGATTGATGCAAGTAATGTCGCTGCTGCCACAACAACCGGCGGCGGCGCTGCGGTCGTAGCGGCATATCAAATTAACATTGGCCAGGAAATTGAATCTCCGTTAGCTGGATGGGGGGCTGGTGCTTGGGGCGATGGAGCCTGGGGTATCGGTGGGCCAACACCATCTTGGGCGCAAATACGTTTATGGAGTTCATCCAACTGGGGTGAGGATTTGGTATTTGCCCCACGTGGCGGTGGCATTTATTACTGGGATGCAACATCGGGATTGACATCGAGAGGCGTCAATATAACGTCTCTTGCAGGCTCAACAGGAGCGCCAACAGAAGTTAATTTTGTTTACGTATCTGATGTATCAAGGTTTGTTCTTGCGTTCGGGGCAAACAATCCTGCTGATACTTTGACAGGTGCATTTGATCCCATGGTTGTGCGATGGGCTGACCAAGAAAGTTTGACGGACTGGGTAGCCTCAGCGGTTAACCAAGCCGGCGATTTGAGGCTGTCTCATGGGTCTGAAATTGTCACGGCAATACAAACCCGGCAGGAAATCTTTACGCTGACTGATTCAGCCGCTTATTCATTGCAATACCTTGGAGCCCCGCTTGTATGGGGCGCTCAGCTTCTTGGCGATAACATTTCCATCGTTGGCCAGAACGCCATTGCAGTGGCATCGGGTGCTGTGTACTGGATGGGCGTTGATAAGTTTTATGTCTACGATGGCCGGGTCCAAACACTTCCTTGTGATCTCAGGCGATACATTTTTAGTGACATAAATAGCGTACAACTAAGGCAGATCTTTGCCGGAACCAATGAAGGCTTTAATGAAGTTTGGTGGTTCTATTGTTCTGCCGACAGTACAGTCGTAGACCGTTACGTGGTCTACAACTACCTTGAGCGCATCTGGTACTACGGCACGATGGAGCGTTCAGCGTGGCTGGATTCTGGGCTAAGGGAATATCCCATGGCTGCTGCATATAACAATCGCATTCTGTATCACGAGTATGGCGTTGATGACAATGCGGCGGACACTACGGCTGCAATTGATGCGTATATCGAATCGGCTGAATTTGATCTGGATGATGGCGATCACTTCATGTATGCCTACCGTACAGTGCCAGACCTAACGTTTACAGGATCCACAGACGGTTCATCCCCTGAGATTGTGTTCAGTATTTATCCCAAGCGTAGTTCAGGATCGCCTGCTGGAACGCCGGCAGCGGATTCAGTGACAGGTTCATATCCTGTTGATGAATACACATCACAGATTTATACAAGGTTTCGTGGCAGGCAGGCTTACATCAAGGTTAGATCGACCAAGATTGGTACGGCATGGCAATTGGGCGCCCCAAGGGTTGACATGAAGCTAGATGGCCGGGCGACAGGGGGTGGTGCGTGACCTATGTCGTTACCACAGACTATCAAATTGATAGGCTTCCGCCTCCAAACTTACCGCTTGCACCTATAGAGTATGACTCAAGGTATCAAGAAGGTCTTAACAACGTCTTACGCCTGTACTTCAACCGGCTTGATAACTTTTTGGCGCGGCTTATGGCAACGACATCTGCTTTACCGGTAACACTTCCTGGTACGTATTTTGATGCGTTTGGTCGGCAGCGAGTCAGCCAACCATATACGCTATTTGATAGTCAAAACCGATATGCAGCAGATAACCAGTTTAGTGAATCCACAGCTAATGGTGCGTCTATAACTTATAGCTCTAATGAGGCAGCCGTCCTCTTGGCCGCTGATACCACATCAGGATCTAAGGCGGTTAGACAAACCTATCGAGTATTTCCTTACCAGCCTGGCAAAGGATTACTGGTACTTGCGACCTTTGTCATGGCAGCGGCGCAGACCAATCTTCGGCAGCGCGTTGGTTACTTTAATACAGCAAATGGCGTGTTCTTCCAAAAGAATGGATCAACCAATTCATTTGTATTGAGGTCATCCGTAACAGGTACGGTATCTGATGCAAGGACTGTTAATCAAGCCGATTGGAATGGCGACAAGCTTGATGGCACCGGTGACTCAGGGTTTACCTTAGACACCACCAAAGCACAGATTCTTTGGATGGACTTTGAGTGGCTTGGCGTTGGTTCAGTCCGGTGCGGGTTCATCATTAACGGTCAGTATATTGTTTGCCATACGTTTAACAATGCTAATGACATATCAAATGTCTACATGACCACGGCGATCCTGCCTGTTAGGTATGAGATTGAAGCTACGGCTGCTATGGCAAGTGGCGCAACGATGAAACAGATCTGCTGTTCTGTCGTATCAGAGGGTGGGTTTGAACAGACATCTATTGACCACGTAGCTAGGCGTACAACGATATTTAATAACATCAGCACGTCAGCTAATTTCTTTCCTATCGTTTCTATAAGACTTGCATCAACAGCTCTTGGTGCGGTTGTGCTTCCCAATCGGGTTCAGTTTCTTCCAACGACAAGCCAAAACTATGAAGTGGCGCTGATGAAAAATGCGACGCTCACAGGTGCTTCATGGACGGCTGTGCCTAGCGATGCAAATGTTCAGTACGATGTGTCGGCTACGGCTATATCGACAATCGGCACCATTGTTCAAACAGATTATGTAACGAGCACAGGGAGCGCCGGCGTAAGTCAAACAAGTTCAGCCACAGGATACAACTGGGACTTGCAATTAGGATCGTCATTAACTAGTGTCAGTGACATTTACACTTTGGCGGTCAGGACGGTTTCTGGTGCAACCCTTGGTGACGGTGTCGGCAGTATTTCGTTTTACGACTTAACCCAATAAAATGGGTGTTTTGGAGTAGATTATGCCTGGTGATAGCGGCGGAAGCTCAGACAATCTAGACCTTGGCGGGTTCAACGATCCTAACTTAGGAGCGGATCCAGACCAACCTGGTGCTATTGATACCAATACATTTGACTGGGGGTCAATAGGTTCCTCTGGACTAGGTAACATCGATTGGGGCAAAGCTGCCAATTCGTTACTTGGATCTAGCGGTGGCGGTATGGGTGCCGGCCTTGCACTTGGCCTTGGAGCCTTGGCAGCAGCACTGACACGCCAGCAGGCACCGGCTGTAAAGATGCCTAAATATGAAGCAGCCCCTGTGTATAACCGGGCATTAACATCGCCCATGTTTCCTCCGCAGCCGGCCCCTCAGAAATCACCGTCAGGGCAAAACATTTACCAGCCCATGAAGGGTATGCCGTTGTTCTTTAATCCAAATCCGTTTCAGTTTGATGCAGCGGAGGCGGCTAAGCGTTACGGACCAACGCCCGAGCAGATTGCACAGGGGCAAGCTGGTTATGAGGCTGGCCTTGCTTCGTTATACAAACCCATGACGATAGCGCCTATTAACTATCAGACTGAATCAAAAACTGACAATACATCGACAACATCACAAGCAAGTGCAGCACAAACGGAAACTGGCGCCGCAAGTGGCGGTTCAATCAATGACATCGTTGTTGGTTTTGGTAACGATGAAAGTTCTAACTACAGTGGTGGCGGTGATGTTTATGCTGCTGCTGGTAGGTATCTTAAAGGTCCTGGTGATGGGATGTCAGACAGCATCAAGGCTACGATTGATCATGGCAACGGGCAGACGCAACCGGCACGTTTAGCACGTGGTGAGTTTGTCGTTCCTGCTGATGTGGTATCGGATCTTGGCAATGGCTCGTCAGATGCAGGGGCGCAGAAGCTTTACGACATGATGAGAAAGATACGTAATCAGCGTCATGGCACATCGAAACAGCCGCCAGCAGTAAAAGCTGAAAAGGCTATGCCGGCATGAATGAATGGGAGCGTTGTAGTCCGTGGATTCAAGCGGCCTTGGATTATGGCGGCAACCTCTTTGCGTTAGAAGATGTTCTTGATGCAGTGCAAAAAGGGCAGGCTCAGTTCTGGCCCGGTAAGAAATCAGCATTAATTACAGAGATCAAACAGTATCCACGTAAGCGGCTTTGCAATGTATGGCTGGCTGGCGGTGATCTGGAAGAATTGAAGCAAATGTCAGTCTATGTTAAAGACTTTGCTAAGGCTTCTAAGTGTGATGGGCTGCTGGTACAAGGGCGCCCTGGCTGGCAGAAAGTATTCCCGCAACGATTGAAAACAGTAACTTTGATGGAAGAGGTGTCCAAATGAGCGCAGGCGGACCGTCACAAACAGTAACGTCAATGCCACCTGAATTTCAGGTTCCGTATATTACTGACCTGTACAGGATGGGGCAGCAGACGGCTTACACACCGTACACGCCTTATTCGCAACAGCGATATGCGGAAACCTCGCCGCTGTATCAGCAAGGTGTAGAGCAGGCGCAGCAAGCGGCATCTACACCGGGGTTGCTCAGCCAGGTTAATGTGGGCGGCCAGAACATGGGCGTCATGCAGGCCTACATGAATCCGTATCAACAGGCAGTTACGGATGTGGCTAAGCAGTCTGCGGTTAGAGACTATCAAACAGGTTTATCAAACCTTAAGAGCCAAGCTACATCAAGAGGCGCATTTGGCGGGTCACGTCAGGCCATCCTTGAGTCGGAGCTGGCAAAGAATCTTGGTAGCCAGTTAAGCAATATCCAGACAACGGGATCGGCAGCAGCATTCGATAAGGCTAGCGGCCTGTACCAGCAAGACTTGCAGAATCAAATGCAGAAGGCTCAGGCGTTACAAGGCTTGGGTCTTACAGATGAGGCACGTAGGCAGCGTGATCTTGATGCGATGTATCAGGAGTTTCAGCAACAGAGAGATTACCCGGCACAGCAAGCAGCGCGATATCGTGACATTATCTTTGGTCTTCCTGGGTATCAATCTCAGTCCACGTATCAGTCCTCTGGCAATCCGCTGACGCAAGGGTTAGGATTGGCACGTCTGCTTTATGGAGGCTTGTGATGCAAGCGCAAACCACAACCGGTCTTGGCCAGGATGTCAATATCCTGGAGGCCATGGAGATGTTCAAGGGCCTACCAGATCAGGCGTTACCAAAGTACGCACAAGATCCTAAGCTGGCTATCTTTGCGGCGGCAGAAATGGCGCGTCGTGATGACATGCGTAAGCGGTTCCAGCAGCGGGCACAAAAGCCAGAAAAGCCTGTGATCGCACAGCTTGCTGAATCCATGTCGCCAACCATGCCCATGATGCCGCCCGGTATGAATGCTCCTCAAGAGCAGCAGCCTATGCAGATGGCGCCATCTCAAATGCAAGAACCGCAACAACCAGGTATTGCAAGCCTCATGCCACAACAGAGCTTTGCAGGCGGTGGGCCGGTTGCTTTTGCGTCGGGCGACTTTGTAGGTGGAAGTATATTAACGCCAGAAGAATTGGAAGAGGTTCGTCGTCGCGCCCGCCAGTCAGGATACATTTCAGCTCAAAATCAAGATGATTTTAAGTTGAGAGAGCGCAGGATGATCGAGCAAGCAGAAAAGCAAAAAGCCGGTCGTGAAGCGCAAGCAGAAACACAGCGTTTAGGACAAAGAGCTGTTGATGCACAAAGCTCAAGAGAGCAAAGGCCTCAAGCGCCACTTGTAATACCAAGCCAGCAGGCATCAGCCCCGGCACCCATGGGTCTCGAGCAAATTATTGCGCTTGGCAAGAAAGCAAACTTACCAGGCATCAGTGTTCCTGAGCCTTATGAAACCGCTGGGAGAGCAAGCCAGATTCTTAAGGATCGTCAGCAGCAGTTTCCTGATGAAATCTCTCCTATCATGAAGCAACTCAAAGAGCTTTATGGCAAGCAGCCTTCACAAGCTGACATTGATAAAGCCGCCAATAGGCAGATTGCTCTGGCCATGATGGGCAGTAAGGATCGGAATTTCCTTTCAGGTCTTGCCGGTGGATTGCAGGCCGGTGAGGATGTTAAGAAGTCCATGGGTTCAGAGAATCGTGCGATGCAACAAGCGTCGTTACAGGCTCAGTTTGCTCATGCTAAGTATCAAGATGCCATACGCCGTGGTGACTATGATGCCGCTCAAAAGGCTGCACAAGAAGAGCGTAAAGCTTCTATTGAGGTACAGAAGATACGCCGTGATATTGCGGTGCAAGATATGGAAGTGGGCCTTGGTTTGGCAAGAGCTATGCAGCCAAAAGGCGCTGCTGGAGAGAAGGGCGCGTTCACCCAAGCACAAGCCGCACAGGTTCGTGAGAAAGCGTTAGCACTTGCTGCGCCAGAAATACAAAAGCTTGAGTCGGATTACGAGAAAGAGGCAAAGCCTGCGCTTGGTATGTTTGGCGGGTTTGAAAAGAACTGGCGCCAAGGTCCAAAAGGCCAAGAGCTAGAGGCCAAGAAACAAGCGATTGTTAATAAATATATTGCTATGCTTGCTCCAGAGCTTGGCGGTGTATCGTCACCAAGCAACGCAGAGTTACAACGCTACTATCAAATGGGTGCCAGATAAATGCCAGTCTTCAATGTTCCTGGGCGCGGACGCGTTCAGCTACCTGAAGGATTAAAGCAGGAAGAGTATCAAGCAATCCTTCGTGGTATGCAGATGGAGCAGGCGGAGTCTTATACGCCTGAATATACTTTCGGCCAGCTAGCTGGAAGGCCCATCCAGAGAACATTTGAGAATATCGGTACGTCTATACGCAAAGAGCTGCCCGCCATGGGGCTTGCTGCGATAGGAAAAGATGAGGCTGCACGCGGTCTCATGGAAGAAGCAAAACAGGAATATGCAGAACGGGAGCAAAGACTGCCCCGTATGTATCAGTCCTATGAGGATGTGACAGGTCCGGGATCCGCTCTTGGCTATGGCTATGAGCGATTGATGGAGGCTGCACCTTATGGACTTGCTATGTTATTACCTGGGGGAGTTGCTGCTGCCGGTGCGCGAGGTATTGCTGCACGGGCTGGAGCCGCTGCTACAGAGGCTGCCATTGCCAGAGGTCTGCCTTCTGCGCTTGCTGAATCTGCTGGTGCTGCACGCGCTGCCCAAGTTACCCAACGAGCTGCCCTTGGTGGAGCAGGTGCTGGTGGTTATGCGTTAAACGCTCCAGAGACATTCTCCAAAATCCTTGAAGAAACGGGTGAACTCCGCCCTGGTGTCGCATCTGTCGCAGCCATAGGTCAAACGTTCCTTGATCTTGTTGCCCCTGCATCATTCCTTAATAAGCTTGGTGGATTCGGTCGCGCCAAGATGGTTGAGGAGATGACCAAGCGTGCCGGGTTCAAAGAAGCTGCTAAAGACATCGGGCTAGCTGCTGCTAAGACGGCACCCAAGGAAGGCCTAACTGAGGCCGCCCAAGAGTTTGTATCGAATCTTGCTGTCAAGTACGTTGATGAAAACTATGAGCTGTTCTCTCCAGAGCGCATCAAGGAATACATCGAGGCCGGTCTTTCTGGTGCTGCTGGTGGTGCAGGTTTAGGTGCCGCCGGACGTGCTGTGCAGCGTGTTGGTATGCCTGTTGAACCCGTTGCTCAGGAGCCGGTACAAGCACAAGAACCGTTACAAACACAACAACCAATCGAGTCAGACGTAATTACGCCACGTGGCGTAATAACACCACAAACCGTTACAGATCAAGTACTTACAGACGTAACCTCAGGTGTTACACCACAAACAGTAGAGGGTTTTGTAGAGGATCTTGTTGCTGGCAAGTCAGTAGATGAGCCGCAAATGCAGCAGTTTTACGCAGAAAATGCGCCTGCTATTGAGGCCTTGTTGCAACAAAGAAAGCAAGAGGCTGCACCAGAAGCGCCAACTGGCGAGTTGACTGTACAGGTTCCTGAAGCAGAGACTCTGCAAATTACTGCACCTGAAGCACCAACTGCTGAGATCACAGAGGCTGCACAGCAAGAGGCTATTGAGCCAGGACCACCAGAGTTTGTCGAGCCACCAGAGCAAGAAGGCCCTGCGCCAGTACCAGAAGATGTGCAGTCAGCTCAGGAAGCAATAACAAAGCTTGAAAAAGAAAAGGAAAGGGTTGAGGCGGAGGACCGGAAGCTTAAGGCTAAGGGTGAAACGCTTCTGTCTACGATTAAAAAGTATGGCGGTCTTAAAAACAAAGACATAGAAAACATCCGAGAAAAAGACCTCGATACCAATCTTGATGACCTTGTGATGGGCGGCCGATTAGACCCATGGCTGCCTTCTGATTTGCGCTCTGTGTTCTTAAACGCTGATGGACCGGACACGCTGTTCCTGCAAAGCCAAGCTATTGAACATATTAAGGATCGTTTGAGATCCAGGGACTATGTAAGCGAGTCCACAAAGATAGAGCTGGAAAGAATTGGTTTTGAGCTTGAAGAGGCTATTCAATACGTTAGGGAGTATTACGATGAACTTGAAAGGAATAAAGCCCTTGAGGAAGCGGCCGCTGAGCAAAGACCAGTTTATGAGCAAGTGGAACCAGTTATCGCCGAGGGCGAAGAGCGAGCTGCTGAGCCTATCGAAGATACCGGACCTACCGAAGCTGCCGCCCCTAGCGAAGTAACTTATACGCCACGCTCCTACGCTGAACAGATGATGGCAGGTACCCTGCCTGACACTGAAGAAGCCAATGCTTACTTTGAAGCTAACCGTGATGCAATTGAAGTAGCACTAACCGATCTGGAAGAGCGTCGTGCTGAGTCCATGATGCGAGGTACAGCGGAGCAAAAGAAAACCGCTGAAAGTCATGCTTCGGATTTGGGTGGATTGGTTGTTTACCTAGATGGGGATCTGGCTTTAATCCGTGGTCACTCAAGACTAACGGGCCAGCCGGTATACCTTGTGTCTAATGGCGGTATGCGCTCGCGGGTCGAGGTCGATGCGTATACAGGCAGCCTAATCAACGCCAAGCAAAAGGCAAAGCTGGTTGCGGCCAGGGATGCGATTGAGCTTAAAGAAGAAGAGAAGCACGCCAAGTCGCCGTACATTAAATTTGATTCACAGGGCATGGCTGTATCGCAAAGCGTGTCGCCACAGTTGGCAGGTGTTATTGCTGGGTGGAAGAAGCTTCTAAAGGTCACGCCTAAGATCTACGTTACAACCATCTCTGATATTAAGACCAATCTTGATAAGTTCACTGGCCCGCACCGGGCGGTTGGTTCTGCCGCGCTGGGTAATGAATATGGCAGCGTCCGTAAGATGGCGGACGGCGAGTACTACATAGCCTTCACTGATGGCATGTCAACGTCTAGGATGCTAGAGACATTGGCCCATGAACTTGGCCACATGCACATGCGTGAGACGTTTGAGAACGCAGATGTTGCAACGCAAAAAGCCATTCGGGATGAATACGATAAGTGGCTTAACTCAAACAAGGGTAAGAGCGCCAGGGAGCATATCCAGTCCATGAGGGCGCGTGGTCTTGGCAAGCTTGAGAAGATTGGTGAGAAGCACAAAGCGGAAGATCTTTCGCCCTATTGGAGTTTTTTCAAAGAGTGGTATGCCGACCAAGTAAGTCGTTGGGCTACGACATCTGAGAAGCCTTTGAATGTGGTCGAGCGATTCTTCAAGCGTCTTGCAGATGCGATGCGGTCGTTCTATGCCAAGCTGCGTAATCAAAAGTATTTGCCGAATGAAACCTTTAAGCAGTACATGGACAAGGTTGTGGCAAGTGTTGAATACGTTGCACCGGTTCGCATGGCGACAACGCCTATAAGCAAGACTGATCAGATTGCTTTGTTTATGAAAAAGCCCGTGCTTGATCCCAGTGATACAGAAGTGCTTTACATGCGCCGGGCTGCTGATGACCTTATCGATGCAGGCAAGGATCTGTCGCCCGAGGATCAGGAGAAGCTGCTTCAGGATGTGGATCAACTAGATACCACTCCCCAGAAAGGCATGAACGCCATGGACTCCATGATCAAGGATACTCCATCGTTCCAAGCCGTCAAAGAGAAGCTTGGCACCTACGTTAATGACGCAACCACAAACAATGCAGACAGCCTCTTGGCGTTTCTTAACATGCGTCAGATATCTGAGATGGCCAAGAAGGTGCTACCTCAGTTTGCCCAGTACTACCGTGTGATCACGAACATGATCGACTCACGGGAGAAGCAGCAGACTGATGCGGCCAAGATCTATCAGCGCTGGGAGGACTGGGCGGTAAAGCATCCTGAGCAAAGCAAAGCCTTGGACCAAGTCATGATGGACGCAAGGATGTCTGGTATTGATCCAACTGATCCAAAAAAGGAAGGGAAGATGAAGGGTTCGTTCCTTGCCAACTGGAACAAGATTAAAGGCGGCGAGGGCGAGAAGATCTTTGTAGAGGTTCGTGATTTCTGGAAGTCGCAGCTTGAACTCAAGCGCAAGATCTTAGAAAACAAGATCATGATCATGATGCCGGATGAGAATATGCGGCAAAAAACCATGACCGAGTTGCGTGCTGAGTTTGAGAAATTTGTATCAGACGGTCCTTACTTTCCGCTTACTCGATTTGGTGATTACTTTGTCGCTTACAACATCAAGATGGCCGATGGTTCTACGAAGCCATACCACGAGATGTTTGAGTCACAGGCTGACCAAAGGCGACATCTAGATTCCATTGAGAAGGACATAGAGAGCGGCAAGATTATTGACGTTAAGAGCGGCGTTGATACCAAGGAGATGATGTCACAGGGCGTCATCAAGTCCCAATTCCTGAATAAGATCTTCTCTGCGGTTGATGGTATTGATCAGGGTGATTTGTACCGTGATACAAAGCAGCGCGTCAAGGATGATATCTACCAGGCTTATCTATCCATGATGCCTGACCTGTCTGTCCACAAGCATTTCATCCATGCCAAGAAGGTGGCTGGTGCAAGCTTAGACTTCCGCAGGGGTTTTGCTGAGACGGCTTTCCATAACATCAATCACCTGTCACGTCTTGACTATGGCTATGTGCTTGATCAGATCGTGGCGGAAGCTTCACGTGTTGCCAAGGCTAGCAATAACAATGCGGCAGGACGGTATCTTAAAGAGCTTGACAGGCTTCATTCTGATTTCAGCAATCCTCAGAAGCAGAATCCCATCTGGTCTAAGATATCTAACTTCTCATTCCTGTTCTACCTGACGGCTCCTGCATCTGCGATTGTGAACATGACGCAGACACCGATCATTGGTATGCCAACCATGGCAGGCAAGTTCAATGTGTCATACGCCAAGGTGGGTGCAGAGATAGTCAAAGCATCTAAGGAATTCTTTGCATCGCGCAAGGGGATGGAATTCAATCTCGCCGAGTATCTTAGGAAGCAAGGAAGGAAAGCTGAGGCTGATGCGCTTGATAACCTAGAGAGTACGCTTAACCGTACACAGACGTTGTCACTGGCCGGTGTTGCTGAGCGACCAAGCTTTATGTACACCAGGGGTATTCGTTCTGCCATGCGAGCCAAGGGCCTAACAAAGCTTCAGAAGCTAAACATGGGTCTTGGTTACATGTTTAACCAAGCAGAGATCTACAACCGTTATGTAACGGCGCTGGTATCCATACGCTTAGCTAATGAAGCAAATACCAAGTCCACGTTGCCAAAGTTTGATGCTGAGGCTACTGCTCGTGAGATGGTTAATCAGATTCACTTTGAGTATTCAGCAGAGACCAAGCCAAGGTTCATGCGCGGACCCTTTGGCCAGGTGGCGTTGCAGTTTAAGAACTATTCACAGCAGATTACTTACTTGCTTGTTGACTCATTCAAGAAAGCCTATCTCAGTAATTCAGAGATTGAGGCCTTGCGTTTGAAGTCGCTTGACCAAGGGCTTTCTGAGAGTGATCGTATTGATGCGAAAAGAGAATACGATGAGGCAGTAGATCTGCGCCGTGAGGCTCGTAAGCGTCTTACCGGTATCTTGGGCATGACAGCAATCTTTGCAGGGTATGAAGGATTACCTTTGTACTGGGTTGTTGAAGGCACCATGAACATGCTCTTTGGTGATGACGATGAGCCCTATGACTTCAGCCTGGAAATGAAAGTTGCCATGGCCGACATGTTTGGTGACAACGCGTCGAGGATCTTTAGCCGTGGCGCCATGTCCGAGCTACTTCAGATTGACCTAGCAAGCAGGACCAGCCTTAACGGTATCTGGTTCCGTGATGATGCAAGCGCCAAGGATGAGGAAGAGTGGACCAAGAACATGCTGATCGACCTCATGGGTCCGGCTGCTGGTATCGTGGTCAATACAGGTGATGCGATCAAGAAGATGAATGAAGGTCACTACGCCAGGGGCATGGAAGCCATGATGCCTCCTGTTATCAAGGACTTCTTCAAAGCCGCACGGTTCTCGACTGAAGGCGCAACCACCCTGCGTGGTGATCCTATTGTTCCTGATATCAGTGCCTACAACATATTCATGCAGTCCCTCGGGTTCACGCCAACTGACGTGGCGCGTGGTTATGAGGCCATGGGTGAGATCAAAGGGATTGAGAAGAAGATTGAGCAGCGCCGGTCACGGTTACTTGGCAAGCTTTGGTTAGCCCATCAGAACGGTGACTACGAAGCCTATGCAGATATAGGCGAAGACATTATTAAGTTCAATGCTTCCAATCCTAATGAGCAGATTGATGCGAAGACCATCAAGAACTCATTTGCTCAACGTGAGAGGACGGCAGCTAGGGCAGAGCGCGGTATTGTTGTTAGTCCTAAGCGTGAGTACTTGCTAGAGAAGACTTCTTATCTTGATGAGGAGTAAAGGGCTTCCAAGGTCATGGCTAGAAGGTCAAGCTCGCTGAGTTTGTACCGGGTGTAAAAACCTTTCTCGCCAAGACCATGGACGCCGGGATTGCCAGTATGGTGCGTTTCGCACAAAGGCACCACCAAGAAATTACTTGCGCGTTGTGACATACCCTGGCCCTCGCGGATGTGGTGTAGTTGGGCGGGTGTTGCGCCATAGCCTAAGTGATCGCACAGGATGCAGCCGACAGCGGCTACCCGGTTCATGTGCTCTTTATCTGCTTTCCGCATAGCTTGTCTTTAATGTGTTCTGGAACTTTTGGTAACGGTGCCCAAGCCACGGCCCAGTCAGCCCACGTGCCAACGATGCACACACCGCCGGGGTTTAGTAACAACATCTTCACACCGATGGGCGGTGGGTCTTCT